GGGCGGAGTGCTTTTTCTGAGTTTTGGTGCCTCGGGTGAATACCGGGGACTTTATTGAGGGTTGTTTTGTTTTCATGCATTACTTTGCCGCGCCTCCACTGCGACGGGGGGACCCACGCCCCCCCAGGTTGATAGTCTCTATTCATGAGCCCCAAGTGCTCTTACTTGAGCTACTTGAGACTGAGACAGGCGTACGTGCCTTACCTCGAATAGAAACTGCTCCACCTCCTCTGGAGGCAGCCTCGTCTTGGCTAGGAGCCTGAAAAGGGTCCTAGCCCAGTTTTGGGGGAGCCCGTTCCAGACTCCATCTTTCTTCGTGAAGTAGAGGGAACAAAATTCCACTCCTTCAACAGAAGTTAAGGTGGAAGCTTCTCCGGGGTAACCAAGGCAAGCATAGTAAGAGGCGACATCGTAAGTGCTCAAAGAGCCCTCCACGCAATCGTCTCCCATTGCAAAACCATTTTCACCCCGTAAAGCCACCAGGAAGACTCTAACTCTTGAATTCAACCAAGAAGTCACAAACCTTCCTGACAGCATCAGGCCGTTTATTGCTAACAGAAGAAGTGACCCATCTGAAAGAAGGGCCACAGGGCGGGTGTTCACTATATTGTTTGCCATGCAAATTCTAAAATAGTCACAGTCAGCTTCATAGCCAGCGGCTACTAACTGTAAATAATAAGAGAACTCAGCGCAAATTTCCGTCCACCTCTTGACGCTAAGGTCCCAGCCATTGACGTCGCTAAACGCCAAAAGCCTAGACATTAAATCGTCTAAAGGCGGGTTCATCAGCTCCGAGAGCTGTTCAACTATACGTGCTTGGTCTTCGTCGGAAGAGCCCATACCTGGCTTACTGGGAATGTAATGCCAACGTTCGATCTCGTCTTTGGTAACTCCGTAATAAAGGAAACGCTCCACCATCTGTGAGACGATGGAACTGGCCCAAATGAGCCTCCACCTTTTAGCTTTGGCTTTCGCCTGCTTGTGGGGTTCTCCTTTAACAAAGATACGATAAGGGTCTCCGAGCCTGGAATCAATGATTTCAGGACCGAATTTCTTATACAGATCGAGACCAACTTCTTTAAGGGCCAAAATCCTCACCGCCGCACAGGCGATGAGATCTCTCCTATACCACTCATCTTCCAGCAAGTCTCTGTTTAGGGGACTCACTAGACAAAACGGGACTCCAGGAGTGGAGT